CTCCACAATCTCGATCCGCTTCAATTGGCGCCTCGATTCCTCGGGTTTGGATCTCGGCTCCCATTCCTTGGTGATATAACCGATCGACAATCCGTCAAAGGCCGGTCGAGGTTCCATCTTCATCAAACTGTAAACCTCCCGGCCGCGAGGCGTATCAGCCAGCTTGCCGGTCACCCGCAAACCGCTCCCATCCTCGGACAGGTCAAGCCATATTCCGATCGGCGTATCCTCGTAACCCCAGCCGCCATGCTGCAAAAGCATTAATGGCCAAGGGTCCTTGCCGGATTTCACGCGAGACAGATAATCGGCGAAAGCGCCCGGTAAAATCACGTCCCCGTAATAGTCCACATTGTTGAACGCGGCGCCATACCCGGAAAACTCCATGGTTCCCGCATCGCCGCCGGCGACTTTGAGTTCCCTCAACCCCATGTTTATTCTATGCATCGACCTGATCCTCCGTGTCGCCGGCCGGTGGCGTCCCGCCTCCAACATTGGTTGGAATGGGAAGTTCGGACGCGCTTCCGCCCAGGCGCTTCAATTCTTCAAGGCCCCGGACCTCATCTTGAGTCATCCAGGCTGGAGCGCCACCCGATCCCAGGGCCTTGGAATAGTATTCCGCACGGTCCTTGGAAGCCCCGCGCATCAGGGCTTGAGTCAAAAACTTGAAATAATGCCCGGACTCCTTTTCCTTTTTGGAAAGCAAAAACTTGTTGGCCGAACGCTCGATTCGCGCATACCACGGCCCCATGGTGTGGACCACGTGAGCCAGAAACATCTGCTCCGCGCTGGCATAGGTGGCCGTTTTGTCCGAATATCCGACCATGATCGGCATGACCCGAAACGCCCGGCACACCTCTTCCACTTGAAACTTGCGAGTCTCATTGAACTGAGCGTTGTCATTCAACATCTGCATAGCTTCGTATTTCAACCCGCCCCAAACCACGGCCGTCCTGGCCGTGTTCTCGTTTCCGCCATAAACTTCGTCCCAGGCTTCCCGGACCTCCCGGGCCTTGTCCTTGTTCAGCATTTGATCCGAACTCAATAGCCCGCCGATCTTCGCCCCGTTCTTGAATATCCTGGCCCCGTGATCCTGTGTGGCTACCGCCAGCCCGATCGCTTCTCGGGCCAGTTTCACCCCGCCAAGGCCTTCCCATGTGTTCCAGGACGGTCCCCGGATATGCCACATGTTCGCGGCCGGGATCTCCTGTTTCATCTTGGTATCGGTAAAAACCTCGTAGGATAAGGTCCAGCCGTCCCGTTTTACGGTCACCTGTTGAGGCTCAAACGGCAATAACTCATAGATATTTTCACCGTCGTGATTGATAAAGCAGTAGAAATTATGAGCAAAAACAAGGTGAAGCCCCATGGTCTCGAAAAAATCATAGGACGTCATCCAGTCATTAGGATCGTCATGGATCAATTTGTATTTCTTATTGTTCTTGGCCACCGTTCGGACTTCATCCACCTCCGAAAACAGCTTGCACGGGATTTGAGCTAGACCTTCGGAGATCACTCGGGCGCAGGCCATGGCCGTCACCGCCTCCATGGCCGTCCGCCAATTGACGTTGACCCCTGTTTTAGATTCAAGCGCCTGAAAAACCTCGCGATAAAACGGGTTACTGGTTATCTTCTTGCGCCCGAATCTTGAAAACGGCCAGACCATTAAAACCCCTGAACAAAAAAACCCGGACTCCCCCTCTAAGGGAATCCGGGTAAACCGGTGGAAATCTATTAACTTTTCACATCAGGCCCAATATATGGGCATCAATTTGGCGAAATATACCACTTATTGTATAGATTAGTCAAGTGAAGAATGATTTGGGGGGATATTGGTTTCAAGATACATGTTCAGGGTTTTTTCGCCAATATTTATTTTTTCCTTACATCCTGGACACTTGGTTTCTATTTTTAGCCGCTCGACCTGGTATCCTTCCACGATTATGAGAGTGCAACCACAAGATGGACACGAAATCACCCTTTGCTCAAACTTTTTACGCCCGCCAGGTATCAGCCACATCACCATATTTCCACCCGAACCTCTCCAGGTTCATCATTGCTCGCGCTCGCCGCCCCATTCAATGCCATGGCCAACGCCACCAGGCCATCAATCCTACCCGTGGATTTCAGTTTGTCGAATTTTCTACCCCCGGCCGGGTCGCTCTGGATCCGAGTATTTGCCGCGCACATGGTCAACACCGGATGATTCCCATGCCGAATCTTTTCCTCTGTGATCAGATCCTCGACCACCTCCACCGCGGGCGTGAAATCCTTGAACCCCTGGCCGTGAGGGATCAGCCGGATCCCATCTGGTTCCGGCCGTTTGGTATCCTCATGCCAGTCGCACCCCTCGCCCTTGCCGTAAATGTAGCAGTCCACCCCTTCCTCGATCATGTCCCGCTGTAAATCCTTGATCCGCCATCGGTCAAATTTGATGGCCTTGAAGTTCGGATACTTTCCCTTGATCTCGCCGATCTGCTGGGCGATATACCGATAATCCACCGTCTTACCCGGCGTGGTCTTTAAATACCCCTGCTTGACCCACACGTCATACGGCGCCTTGTCCCGGTCCGCCCGGTCCTTGACCCCTACCTCCGGCGTCCAGAAATGAGACTCCACCTGAAACACGCCATCCTCATCGCCCGCCACCATCTCCAGGCTCGAAAGGTCGTTTTTCCCGCTCAGATCCAGCCCGCCATACACCGGCGCCCGCAAAAACACATCCTCGTCCGGCTCCCCCCCGCACGCCAGCCAGGCCACCTTGGATATAAATTGAGCCGATGCGTCGATCCGCTGGTTTAAATACAGGTTCCGAAAGGCAGCTTCGGCTGATGGCATGATCTTGGCCTTGGCCGCGAAATCACGCATTTCCTCCAGACTGCGAAAATCTCCCAGGGCCGGGTTGGCCAGATACCAGTTTTTTTCATCCCACGGATCCAACTCATCCGGAGTCTCATAGATGAACGCCTTAAATGTGGGATCGTCAATTTCACCGGAATTGACCTTTTTCCCATAATCCACCAATTCGGAAAACAACGCCTTGTCATCCGGGCTCTGGGTTGAAAACTCCCAGGTCATGGGGCAGGAATGAGCGCCGGTAGACGTCTTGAGCGCATCATAAAGCGACCGGTCCGTCCCAAATTCGGCCAGTTCGTCAAAGGCCAGAAAAGACGAACTCTTGCCCATCTTCCCTTTTTTCTCACCGCTCAAAACCCTGTAGATACTACCGGATATCGGATCGGTAATGACCTTGAACGATTCACTGACATTCAACCGCTCGGACAGTTCATCATCCATGTAAACCATTTTCGAGGCATAAAGAAAAAGTATCCCGGCCTGCTCGCGATCGATCGAAAGCGAATAAAGTTGACCATTCAACACCGCCTCCGGACCGCACAAGTGAGCCAGGCACAGCGCCGCCACCAGGGTTGTCTTGGCGTTCTTTCGCCCGATCGTGAGCAGCGCCTCTCGGGTGATCCGATTCCCGAACGCATCGACGTTGTCATACACCCCGCGGATAATGTCCTTTTGCCACGGCCGCAAAACGATCAGCTCCCCGGCGTGGTCGCCATCCGGCGCCCGCAACGTCTCAATGAACTGTATGACCCGCTCCGCCCTACTCATCATCATCGCCTCCGCCGAACAGGAACCGCTTGGAAGGATTGTCTTTTTTGACCCCGCCCTTTTTGACGCGAGTCGTATTGCAGGTCAGGCCCAGCTTGACCATCAGGCTGGCCACGGTCGACTGGTGCCCTTTTAGCACCGTGCACAACGGATTCGTTTTGACCACATCCTCATAAATATCAACCGTTTTTCCGTCTACTATCTCTTTTTTTACCAGCCGGCTACTGGTGACCGTCTCACCTTCCTTGCGAATCTTCTTAGCCAGCCGGTTGCACTCGGCCACGGCCTGACAATAAATCCGCAGGGCATCCAGATGATGGGACTGAAAATGATTCGGCGGGAACGAATTCACCACCCGATACCAAACCTCTTTTTCCCGGACCAGCATCCCGGTCAAAGGTTTTGGCCGGAGGTTCCTTCCACCCTCAAATGGTGTCAATACTTTGTCGCTTTTCGGCCCCCGCTTGCCCAAAAGACCTCCGTTTTTTTACATTTTAAAAAAAATCAAAAAACAACCCAAAATCAGCCAAAAAACGATCAAAAAACCCAAAAAATCCAACTTTCCGTAAATTTTACAAAAACTACACGCGAATG